GTTTAAACTCGTCTTCTTTCTACGATGATACTGAGCGCTCCTATTTTGGACCCACTGCTTTTATCAGAGACTCGACCTTCGATCCTGATGACCCAGCTACCCGAGTTAGTATTTCTCGCGGTTACAGTAGCCCTGACACGATTTTAGAGGATTTTCAGTCACTCCCTAGGACTACTGAGGTTTCACGAAATGTTCTTAAGTTTTTAAGAGATAACCCTGGTCTTGGGTCGCAAAGCATTTCATTTAGAACTGCTGCGCCTGGTGAAGATAACTTAGATTTTGACGCTAAGGATTTACCTGACGACGTTAAAACTGCTGTTATGCGCTTCGTTCGCGATGCGTCGATGACAGACAGGCGCGGAGGAACAATTTTAAAAAATTCGCCTATAAGTAGTGAAGATTTGATTCAAGAGGCTTACGACAAAGGATTAGACGAAACAACTAGTAGTTACATAAGGCAAGCTAAACCTTTCCTGGATGCAGGGGTGGACCCCCCTTCGTTACGTGGAAAAGCTTATACCTTAAGTGGTTTTGGCCCCCCAACCGAAAGAAGAGGTCAATACACCTTTATTGATAACGAAGGTGACGCAGTGCCTTTACAACTTACGAAACCAGAACAAGCTCTTGTTGGTCGAGTTAGGTTTGTTGGTGATGAAGTTGTGGGTAAACCTGCTGTTCCTTACAAATCTCAGCCAAGGTTCTATTCGACTTTGGTTCCAGGCATGACGCCAGATGCAATTAACAATCTCGATTTGAGCGGGCTGGCGAAAAACGTCCGAAAAGTTCCTGCTTCTCTAGCGCCTGGTGCTGCTGATTTGATACCTAGTGCTGAGTCAGTTCGGATTGGTTATGAGCAGGGACCTGCAGCAATGGGACAAAACATGGCGAATGAGTTCCTTCAAGGTATTCCAGTAAGTGCAGCTGCAGTTCCGATCTTGGCTGGTCCGGCTGCTCCACTCGCTCCAGGAATCGGTGCGGGTTTGGTTGGTTCAGCCTTAGTTGAAGCTGGCGATGAAATTGTCAGGCAAGAGACTGGTGAAGGCATTGTGCCTAAGTTCCGTCAGTTCATTGGTACTGAAAAGCGTACGGGTGTGGCCGATAAACTCACGCCAACGACGTTTAGCCTTGTTACGCCAGAGATAACTGCGACCCAACAGCGGAGTCCTATTGAACGAATTACTGACGGGATTCGTTTTAGGGCAGATCTTGCTGGTGAACGGTTTAACCCACGTCGCGGTGAGTTTGGTTTAAGTGAGCTTATTTTCGGTCGTTGATTAAAATAAAACTAGTGGCTACACGTTTGTAGGGATGTCTTTTCAATATTCGAATCGAATTGTTGATCCTATGGGTTTAGTGGAGCGCAGTAGCGGTGTTATAGATCCTTTTATTTTTGTACCCCGCACTCCCAGAGGGCCGATTTTAAAGGACGGTGGCATGGTGCCTATGCCTACGTTGCCTAAAATCACAGGTCCTTCTATGCCTGAGATTTTTCCTGGAGGTGGTATCTTCACTTCTCCGCGTGGGTCTTTTGAAAAGTACCCCGTACCCGATAACCGTTATCCCGATTTTAGAATTCCACGCGTGCCTGGTGAATTGGACGAGATACCCCGCCGGGGCTATCCCGATTTTGAGCTTTTAAATTTCCCGAGAGGAGGTGGATCTTCTATCCCCGATTACATCGTGCCTGCAGCACAGCTGTTGGGAACGTTCCTAGGAAAAATCTTGAACAAGTAAGCTAGAGTAAGGTATATCTTTGGTAGCTAGATATGGCCCGCATGGCAGGCGAAGACTTCGATAAGGAGTCTTACGAAAAATATTTAGATGCCTACGACTTGAAGGGACGTGGTGCAGGTTCTGATAAGAAGCCTCCTGTGAGTCGCTTTAGCGGGAAAGACGTTCGTTATGTGTTTGATCGAGGTATTGATCGCGGTGGTTCTAAATCTGACGTAGCGCGTCTTGTTTTGGATTATGCCGATGACATGAGGGGCAAAACCAAGATGGGCGGTGCTACGGAGGCAGCTTTAAATAAACTTCGTGGGTATTTGAAAGATGAAGATGTTATGCAAGGTGAGCCAGATCAACCTGTAAGCGTCGACCCCATTCCGGCAGATCCGACCTTACCTGGACCCGTTGATTTCGCAACGCGAACCGAAGAGGCAACATATCCTCCTTTTGCAGGATCTTATTCTCAGTTTATCGGTGGTGATCCTAGTAATCCCGCTAATTATTATCAAGGCGATCCGACGTTTGACCCCAATCAAGCATTTGTTACTGCAATGCGTCCGGCTGATTTCGTGAATCCTGTTCCCGGTGATCTCAGTAGTTTTATTCGCTCAGTTCAAACCGGTTCGTATTTAAGTGATGTTCTTGGTGATTTAGCTGGCGGAGACGATATGTCTGAAAGGACTTATGAGACTGAATCAGATCGAGTTGCTCGCCGTGTGTCTGACGGGATGAATTTTCTGACAGGCGCTTTCGCGGTAATGTAAGTTGACCCCTGGAGAGTTTCGACCGAAGCTCTTTTTGCTACGTGCGTTAGTAGGGGTATTTTTGTATCAAGGCGTAGCGGTTATGATCGCTATAGTCTTGTGCGGACAGCAGGCCAAGATGAATAACAGTACACGGGTTGCTGAAGCGTGTCCTGATTTAGCAGGGCGTATGGAAAATTTGTTTGGTGTAGCAACTGCCACTATACTGTCGTTACTGTCGAGCGATAAGCTGAAGTAAGAAAAAAGACCGTGGGCCTAAAGAGCTAAGGGGAAAGGGTAGAAGGTCTGAAGTTTTGAATAAAAACGATCAAGACGCGATGCTGTTGTAAATTCTTCTGTGGACGCAGTGCTTGCGTGAATTGCCACATGCGTTAAATTCGGTATGAAACCGAGATCCCCCGGCTGTGTTGGACGAGGCACAGCTTTCGGTTTCCGTTGAGGGGTCGTAGGTGCTTCACGACCCCAAAACGTTATCCTCCTGCGGCAAATGTAAAGAGAATTAGCAGCGTAGGAAGCATAAGTGGGCTGAGGAGCAAGAAAAGCTGCCCGAAATCATCAGGTGACATTTAAGAAAGAATGTCGCACTTACCTCTCACCTTAGTCCGAAGGTAATAAACGATTTTTAATCGCTCTGCTAGTGGTAACTTTTCGTTAACCAAGATCTGTTTTGATCTGGTTTGCCACGTTTCACAGGTCATTGACCAGTGCCAAGGAGCGTGGTTAACTTGAAAAGTTGTTAGCAGAGCGATTAAAAAGCTCATTAGTCCTCTCCGTGGGATCTTTTGTAGTCGCTGACGACTCCAACAAGCTGCCAACCGGTGAAGATCGCAAGATCAAAGGTGGCAAAAGCGTTTAGAGACATATCAACGGCACGTCGGACGTCCGGGTGAGCGTAATCATCAAAGAAAACAACGCCACCAGGCTTAACTAATGGTACGTATAAAGTCACATCACGAGCAACTGACGTGGAATCGTGGGCTCCGTCGATGTAAAGAATGTCGATCCACGGTTCAGCTCCGTAGCGATGATGGAGGTGAGGGTAGATGAGATGGGAATACCCTTTGATCACCTCCACTTTTCCTGCATTTTTCGATTTAGCGATATTCGAACGCGCTGTGGTCTCAATAGTCGCTAAACCAGCGTATTTTTCGGGGTCACGTAGGTGTTCTTCGCTCCCGGTAAAGGGGTCAATAGTAATTAAGCGAGAATCTTCGTGATCTAAGTAGAAATCTGACCAGAAACAGGATGAAGCTCCTTCATAACAACCAATTTCGAGGATTTTCTTTGGTTCTTCTGGCGTTAAGTCGATCGTTTGTCCATGGTTATTGTGCTGTACAAGCCATTCACTGTTAAGAAGTGCGTCGTACCACCCTTCTGTAAAGTTATATTTGTCTGAAAGAGTTTTCTTCTTATCAGGTGAAGGGAGTTGTGCTTGGTTTTGAGGTTGGGGAGCAACTTTGACGGTCGGGTCCTCTTTGAGTTGCCCCATAAGGTCCTGAAAAGAAGAAGCAGTCACTTTTAAATTTCTGCGAGCATCAGCATGGTAACAGTCTTAAAAGTTTTTGACAGTGCTTTTCGGGTCTGAGATTAGGTGTATATTCTTGGTGCCGGGAGTATGCCGGAATTGGTCTACGGAACGGACTTAAAATCCGTCGAGCTGTAAAGCTCTTGCGGGTTCAAGTCCCGCTACTCCCATTAAAATTCTTTTCCATGAAGCACTTCGACAAACCAAACAAAGCTAAAGAAGCAGCAGATAAACGCTGGCTCATGAACAAAGCTGACTTTAACTTTGGGAGACGTAAGTTAGAACTTGCTTGCGACGGATGTGGGACCAAATTAATTCGATATTCCCAGAACGTTCGTCTTGAATGCGGGCACGTCTGTAAGGAGTGCAAAAAGAAGATGCCTCAGATGTTTACCCCTGAGACCACTAGAGGCTCTAAAAACCCGAACGCAAAGCTTACGGAGGATGATGTGCGTTCTATTAAGACTATGCTTAAGGAAGGCGTCAAGCGATTGTATATCGCTCAGCAGTATGGTGTTATTTACCACACAATTTATGAGATAGACACTGAACGCAGCTGGAGGCACGTTACTATTTAGTGCGTATCTAGTGAACGAAAAACCAGTGCCAGAGACTAAATGGGAACGCGAATGGATTCGTGGAGAGAAAGGAGGTCTTTATTATCTAGATGACTGGGGGCGGAGGGTTTACAAGAGACCTAAACGTGCCGCACAGAAGCAAAAACCCAAGAGAAGCTTTACGCCGAAGAAAGGGTGTTTTTATCGCCATCTTCAAAACCAGATTGACTCTGATGGTAAGAGCTTAGATTTGTGTTAGCATACTGCCATTGCTAACTGTTGATGAACAAAATCCCAGTTATCGGTACGGCAATCGTTAATACGCCTTATTGGTTGCATCGGCTCTATATGAGCATCGACTATCCTGTAGAGCACTTTGTTGTTTTCAATAACAACGGTCGGGGTCAAATCACTCACGAAGTCGATCTACTCAAGGAGATCCCTAATAAGTTCATCGAGAATGTTCATGTTTGTCACTTACCCGCAAACGTCGGGTGCAGCGGCGCGTGGAACCTAATTATCAAGAGCTTTATGAAAGCTCCTTACTGGGTTATCGCGAATCATGACGTTAAGTTTGAGCCTGGTTTTCTTCAGGAGATGAATGAGAAAGCTCAGGATAATGAAGTTGGGATTGTTCACGGTAGTGGCGGCGGTTGGGATATCTTTCTGCTGAAGGACTGGATGGTCGAAAAGTATGGCCTTTTTGATGAAAACTTATATCCGGGTTACTGCGAAGATATGGATTACGGGATGCGCTTTATACATGATGATGTAAAGCGTGTACTTGATCTAGAGCACGGTTATTACCACGGCAGTAAGAAGAACGATTATTCCGATGGCTCTCAGACTTGGAGGTCAGAACCTTCGATAGCTCAAGGTATTCACGTAGCGCACGAAATGAACAAGCGTTACCTACACCTTAAGTGGAATGAAGCGTGGCAAGGACATGTGGAGGGTCTGACTAATAAGACTCCTTTTAATCTGCCTGACATGCCTGTGAGTTTCACGACTTACGACCTAAGCTTCGTCCGCCGCAAACACCTGGGATTCTGATCATGCGAGTAGTACGACACCGTATTCCTAGTGAGTGTTGGTCGACCGACGACGACGCGGCGGCTCAGAGCTTCAGCAACTGGGACTATGTTCTTGACAGTGTTTCGACTGCTTCAAAATGTCATATTAATATTGATAACCCTTACGCTAACGCTTTCCCTGGCGATCACTATCGGCTTCTTGCTGGTCTCATTTTTAATCTCGACCGCAGGGGCGGACCTCTCAGCCTGGTCGATATCGGAACGCACTACGGAGCTTCTACTCGCGTAATGCTTGACTACTCACCCAACCAGGACAAGGTATCTACCTTTGATGTAACACCGTGGAAGAAACATCAAACCACTTATTTGACCGAAGAGGATTTTTCGAGCGGGAGGCTAACACAGCATATAGAAGACCTTAAGAAAAGTGAGGTATTTAGCAAGTTCGTAAAGTTACTTGTTAACGCCGACTTCATTATGTGTGACGGCCCGAAAGACGGTGTATTTGAAAGAACTTTCGCTAGTTTATTAACAACAATCGAGTTTCCTAAAAAAGATCGTTGGCTACTCCTGGACGACATTCGTTTTCCTAGCGAACTGCCCCTTTGGCGTTTGATTGCTTCTCCTAAAATCGATCTAACGTCGTTTGGTCACTTCAGCGGTACAGGTTTGGTCAATATCTCTGAGGGGCTAAAACTTGGCTAATGCCTTTTTACTCAGCACATACAGCCAGCGGTTACCTGGTTAATAATCTGACCAGCTTGCTTGCAGAGAAGGATTTATCTTCTTTTGCTTTAAGCAAGCTGGCTTCTCTGTCTCCCACAACTACGCGGAAGATATGTAGCGATAAAACATATATCCCCTCGCCGGATGTATTAGAAAAGATCTGTTTGACCCTAGAAGTTACACCAGGCGACGTTCTTGGAATACAGAGTACAATGGAATTAACTGTTGCTGTAGGTTCCGGTGTTTTCTAGGGCAGATTATGAATTAGCGTCTCGGATGCTGGGTCTTCCTATGCCCGAGACTCCCGACGAACAAGCTGCTGCAGCCCCGATGGTGGCCTACGTCTTGCGTAGCTTTGCGCAAGGAAAGGCTCCTCGGATGGAAGGAGAGCCTGGCGGTATGTACACCGGGGCCACTCGTTCACTTAATTCTTATCCGGATATTGATGATCCTATGGGTCGCAACCAGTTAGCGGCTCGTCTGCGTGTGGAACAAGCTGATCCTCCGGCTATGGATCCTGTTCTGGTTGAACTGCTTGATCGTGTTTGTGAAAGACCAGATCTTATTGATGAGATGCTGGAGATGTTAGATATTCTTGAGCGTCAAGGGGATATGCACATGGATGAGCTTTCTGCTCAGCGTCCTGCTGAATACGACACACCGAATATGGGCGGTAATTATTCGATGCTCAACGCTCCTTCGAGCAACAATATTCCTCCTTCAATCCAGTTCCAACAGTTGAGCTGATGGACAGAAAACAACAATTACGCGAGCGGGACGTTAGAAAAGATGCTCCTGTTCAAAACCCAAATGAGTTTTTAGGTCGTTACTTAGCGTCTAACTTCCCACAGACAGCTGCTATTGCTTCTAAAGAACAAAGGGATGCAGAAGTTGCACCAATGCCTCCTGGTGAAAATGACTTAAAATCGATAAAGAAACCGCTTAGCGGGACACAGTACGACAAACCTGGAGTTAACTGATGGGCTTCCCTGCTGCTGCTATTCCTAGCGCTCCCGCTGCTGCTGCGGCTTCCGTCGGTACTCCTGCTGGATTCAAAACAGCACTCGCTGCTGATATTCTGACCCAACTGGGGGTTAGAGGTTTAGATTCTTTGTTTGGCAATAAACCAGCCCCTGCTACTGGGAGTAACTCAAAATTCACGATTACAGCAAACGATCTACTTGCTTTTGAGCAGTGGGCTGCAGGTGAAAATTATAGACGTAGTCTGCTCGGTAAACCTCCGATCGACGTTCAGGCAAAATTACAAGAAGCTATTGCTCTCAACAATAAATATTTAGAGGAGTCCTCACGCAGAGAGGCTTATTTAGAACGTGTAAGAGGTGAACAGCAGAATATCGGTCAAGCTATTGCTTCTCTTGGTGCCTTGGGTCAAGAAGAAGAAAGAACTCTGCAAACCGCAATTAATAAAATTTTAGCTCAAGATCCAGTAGGATCTAATCAAGCTCTAGCTAACTTAAGCAGAGGTTTCTGATTATGGATAACCAGACTAAATTCGAAGATCTTAACCCATTCTTTAAAGCAGTAATGGGAGGATCGCAAGGTTCTAGTCAACAGCTTAGCGACCTTACAAACGTGCAATTTCTCCCTAAACCGATGGATCGGGCAGTCAGGGATGCAACCCGTGGAACCGGCAGAGCTATTGAAAGTGTTTACGGTCAGTTAGATAAAAATGTTTTCGGCGGCCTTCTCCCTGGAGGAGCTGAAAGTATATTTGGAAAGGTGAAACGTGTGGTAGATGGTGATGTTCCTATTCAAGTACAACCTCCTGCAACGACTTCTCAAGTACAACCTCCTGCAACGACTACACCACAGACATCGACAAAGTTGCCGGGTGATCAGCCAGAGAACACGACTACTATGCTCCCTGGTCTAGCTGGCGTTCTTGAGAGAGAGTTCGAGGAACGAGGTAAGCGATTTGATCGCATCACTTCTCGTGAGTACTTAGACGACCAACAGCGTCGGAGGCAAGAGGAATTAGCGTACGCCACCAATCTTCTTTCAAGAGCCCAGATGGCTCAGATGAAAGAAAGTACCCGCCGAAATGTTATTAACGCTTGGCGAGACGTCACTAATCAGCAGATTAAACGTGACGCTGTTCTTGGATCATCTATGCTACAAGCAGCATATTTATCTGCCACGCCTAACGCAAATGTGTTGAGTGCTTTAGCAGGTCCAGCACAACAAGCCATGGCTGCATTTAAACCCGGACAAGCGGTGATCTAATTATGGGTTTCTTTGACGCTTTAGGAAACATCGCTCAAGTCGCCGCTCCTATCGTGGGCGCTGCTGTCGGTGGGCCAGCTGGTTTTCAAATTGGTTCAGCTGTTTCCGGAGGGATTGGAGCACTCCAGGGTAGCGGCGGACAAGCTAGCGCTCAGGGAGCACCCGCTGGAACTGGCGGCGGTCAGTATGGATATCAGCAGATTCCTTACGACTTTTTCGCTAAGTATGGCACTGAAGCTGCTGCAGCTAACGTACCGCTTACCCTTGCTGGTTTGCGGTTTGCTGAACAAACTGGTGCAAATATCGGTGCTCAAGGTCTTCTCGGAGAGGGTTTGAGTACTGGGCAGAAAACTATCCTGGCTGATGCAGCCCGTGATTCTGCAGGTGCTCGACAACTTCAAATGAATGAAGTTCAAGGGATGCTTAACGCTGGTCAACGACTTGCTGAGCAGACCGGACAAGCAAAACTTCAGTTAGAGCTTTTAAACCCTGCATTCGCTGCTCAAGCAGGCAGCGCAATGCTGAACCAAGACAATCGTTTAGCTGAGAGTTTAGCGAATACTAATCTTGGCTTGAGAGCACTACAAGAGGGAGCTAAGACGAATATTGCAACTAAGTTCGCGGATACACTTGGGACCATGTTGGGAACCAGGGCCGCGACAGAAGGAGGATTAGCTCTTGGTCAACAAAATATTCAAGGCAAATTAGCCTTAGGCCAACAAAGCGTTCGGAATCAACTGTCTTTAGGTGAGCAGCGAATTGCTGGTGCTTTAGCTCTTGGCGATCAAGGGATCATTGGTGATCTGGCCCGCAATCAGGCGAAAGTTAAAGGCAACATTGCGCAAATCCGTGCAAATGCCATGGCTACCGATGATCTGCGTAATCGTTCGGCAGCAAGGGCTCTAAACGCTCAGGCTTTCTTCGGATGATCGATACTAAAACTGAGAACACAGTTGCAGAGTGGCTGCAATCGCTGGATAAAACACAGAAAGACGCATTCCTGCATCACGCCAAGAACTCAACCAGTGACATTGAGTCTTACTTGTACGCTCGGTTTATGCGCCCAGCGTACGATGGGTCTATTGCAGACATCACTGCGTATATTCAAGAAAAGTATCCCAAACAAGACTTACGTAAAGTTCTCTTGATTGAGATCGATGCGATTAGAGAAGATATTCATAACGTTAGGCAGATGACTCTGACTGGGATGCTCGACCATGCCACAGCGGCAACCAAGATTTCAGTCCTTCAAAAAGAACTCCGCTCGCACATCCAAGCGGTCCGACAGCTCACTGATGGTCTTGATCGCCGTGGGCTTTTACTTGCTGGTGCGGATCGTTGTTTACGTGAACTCATGAATACATTTGAAGACACACCAACGATGGCTGACCTTTTAGAGGAAGCATCGATGGTGGTCTGGTCGACTATGGAGCGAGAAGAAAAGTCGTGACAGACGATCAATCGTCCTTGACGCATCGTGAAAGACTTATCGAGTACATAGAAGACACTGAATACGACCGTGAGGTGCTTCCTCACTACGGCTTAATCCCTGATTGGTTTATTCGGTATAAAGAACTCAGGGATCTAACCTGTGCTTTTTTAAACAGTCTCGAGTATTCCAAGGATGTTGACGAGAGGGCATCGGAAGATACCCATAAATGAGTCGTTAACACCTAGAGGTAACTCGATACAATCTGTTTCTTCGTCGTACTCTCCACCGAAGGGAAGGATACAAGCTGGTTGTTTTGATACAGGTGCCCCCGTGGCGTCGGTCCACCAGATGAGTTTGTCTTCTGTAGAACCACTAAACAGAGCCTCTGTGCACATCCGAGTTATCTTCGTCATCTCTTCGTCGAGTGTGTAAGCTCCCAGGTGGTACAAAAGATAAGTAATCTGCTTTTGGGCATCAAAAGCCATGTACTTCCAGTGGAAGAACACAAGCCATTCGTCTCCGATTTTTATAGGAGCTGTCGAGTTGAAAGTCGGATTCTCTCCGACAACTTTTTTAAGGCAGCTGGAATCGATAGTCTTATCTGGTTTGCCTGGTGTTTTAATTGTCAGGGGGATGGTTGAATAAAGAAGTTTTAGTTCTTCTTTGTCGGTGAAGAAGCACCAGTTCTTTTCTGGTTTTCCTGCTTCGAGGTTTTGTCCTGCAGGAGGATAGACACAATCCACTACCTCACCGTGGGTCGTAAGTTTACCCACGCAGACCTTTGGTTGATTTACAAGAAGATGCTTAGAGCTGTCCCATTTAGACGCGTAAGAGCTTGTGATGAACTGACAGTAAATTTCACCGTCAGGTGCTTTGAACAATCGTGGATCTTCGTAGCTGAGACGGTGCGGAGCAGTTCGAACCTTACGAGCGCCGAGGATCGTGTCATCACTTACTAGCTCCCCTACGTAGACCTCTGTGGGAGTGTTGTTGTAGTAAAAATATTTTTGATCATGCCGAAATACGAATGGTTCGGGTTGACTACGGAACGCAAGAAGAAGATGTCCCTTTTCGCGGACCAAACAAGGGCTGAAATTAGCAATCGATTGATCTGGCAAACCCCAGCAAATCCTTGTAAAAGTGCCTCCGATATCTTCTGCCTGTTGGTAGACAGTCCCGTAACCGGAACTAGGTCGCATCTTAATAGGATGCTCTAGATAAGTAAGTGCTGCTGCGTGACGTACGTGTTGAGTAGTCATTTGAGCACCTCCATGGCTTTAGTGAAACCTTCAGCGACTTTGTCCCATCTATAAGACGGGTTTTGAGTCACTTCGTAGCATTGGTCAGCGATCTTACTCCGATATTCCTTGTCGTCGTAGAGGTCGTTGAGAAGTTTCGCTGCGTGTTTGTAGTCGATAACCCCACGCTCAACGCCTAGATCTTTATCTGTGATCCACGCGGCAACATCGATAAGAAGACCTTTGTTCTTCCAGATGTCTTGGCAGGAGGTGTGGTTAGGAACGATCTGAGGTTTTCGGCAAAGAGCGTGTTCGAAAGGCACAAGTCCCCAACCTTCACCGTTTGCTGTATTGATCCCTACGTCCACAGCGTTGTACACGATATTTAAGTATTCGTCGGGAGGAGCTGATATGTAATTGATGTTTGGTGTTAGGCACATCTTCTGAGTCGGGTCCTCACCCCTTCGACGCATCTCAGTTTCAAAGAGTTCTCTAACTGCCCAACCTAAGTCTTTCTCTCCCATGTTCAGGTAGAGCATGACATCTTTCTTGCCGACAGCGAATTCAGCAAAAGCTTTGATCGTTTGATCAATAAGCTTTCGAGGCTGGTTTCTATTTCCGTTAAATACGATGAATTTGTCATGAGGCAAACCAAGCTTGTTCCTTGCCTCCTGCATATCCATTTCAAAGAATTTACCTTGATCTAAGCCATGAGGGAGGACACCTAGTTTCTTCGGTTTTACCCCGTGAGCCATCAAACGCTGAGCTTGTTCGATGGTGAACGTGATCGCAAAGTCCCAGTCCTTAATAAATCGAAGCATCGAGAGGGGATACCACTCGGAATCGATGGGGAAGTATGCAATAAATTTAAATTTCAGGTGGTTCTTCAGGAGATGAATCCTTTCCCACACTTGATTAACTACCCAGATGTCGTTCAGACAAAAGAAATAATCTGGTTTCTCCTTATCAACAATCTGATGGATCCTACCTAAGCCAAATCGATCAGCCGGATTTGCAGCTGCAGCTGGGTAAATCTTGAAAGGATAATCATGAGGATCTCCCGTATGGTTGATACCAAAGACAACTACTTCATGATCTTTACTCAAGTGCTCTAGTATGCTATGCGTTACCCGAGCGAACCCTGTATTTGAAACAGCGTCTCCGTACCAGAGTATCTTTGCCATACAGGGTTAGAATTTCGATAACAGTATATAAGCACTTTTAAGAGATGCCTAGCAGAGAGACGTTTGCATATCGTCGTGCTTTAAAAAACAAAGCCCAGAAAGCTGTAGAAAGAGATGACTCCAGTATCGATAGTGTATTTTCAAGAGCCCAAGATGATTTTCTGACATTCTGTACTCTGCTTGATAAACCTCCCGCTGCTCACATGCTTGAGTGGCACAGAGAGCTGATTACCGGAGAGAGCAATAAGTACTTGTTAGATATCGCTGGTCCAAACCTGGACATCCTTAGTCCGCGGGGCTCAGCGAAGTCGACCGTTTTAAACCTTTTTACCGCGTGGGTTATCGGGAGACACACCTCTGACGGGAGACCTCTTCAGATTATTTACTGTTCGTATAACATCGCCACGGCTATCCCAAAGAGTCGAATTATTAAACAGATTATCGACTCTTCGACTTTCAAGAAAATATTTCCGAAAGTGAGGCTTAGAGCAGGTATGCAGAGCGATATTGGTTGGTCGATTGACTTTGATTACGCCGGTATTCAACGAGTCGGTGATGAAGAATTCACCCTTCGTGCAGCGGGTCTAAGGGGTTCGATTACGTCTAAACGTGCTCACCTAGTCATTGTGGATGACCCTATTAAGTCAAGCTCGGACATCAAGAACCCTGCTGTTCGAGACGAGATGAATAACAACTGGTCTTCAGTTATTGCACCCATTGTTTTCGAGGGTGGTCGTTGTATTTGCTTGGGTACTCGATTTCATCCTTTGGATATACATAAAACTATGTTCATTCCTAAAAAAGGCTGGAAACAGGTAGCCCAAGAGGCTCTGACCTACGACAAAGAAGGGGAACCGATAAGTTATTGGCCTGAGCAGTGGTCTGTCGAATATCTACAAGGACAGAAAGAATTAGATCCAGTTGCTTTTGCTTATCAGTACCAGCAACAACCGGTCATGACTTCCGACCTTGTGCTATCTCCTGATTTGCTTATTAAAGGTGAAGTAGAAACAGAGTTTGATACTCTTGCAGTTGGTATTGACCTCTCAGCGAGTAAAAACGAAACGTCTGACTACACAGCCTTTGTCTTAGGTGGTCGTCTCAAAGATAAATACTACATTATCGACTCTCACCAAGTTCGCTCCATCGGCAACCTGGAGAAGATTGACTTGCTGTGCGACATGCTTGTTGAGTGGGGGATTCTCGAACTCCAAGGCGACCAGTATTTTCCTACTTTTTCAACAGTCACGCTTGTTGTGGAAGCTGTTGCTTACCAGGCTTCGTTGGCTGCTGACCTTAAAAGGGTGTTGTTAGATGAACGAGGCTTAGGTAATCTCCACATCCACGAGGTTAAAGGCTTTCGTGGTGACAAAGTCGCACGTTTTAGAGGCACTCTTGGCTTACTGGAGAACAAAAAAGTAACATTCAATAAGTTCAGAAAGTTTGAGGCTCTTCACGATCAAATACTTAATGTTGGTGCTACTTCTCACGATGACTTACTAGACGCATACACTCACTTAATCGCTTATCTCCAGAAACGAGGCAACTACAACATCGAGTATTGATGGAAAAAATCTACATCGCAATCACTGCTCACGACCCGATGTCACGGGTCGAATCGACTCTTGCAGTTTTAAGAGCTTACGAGACTTTGCCTCTTGACGTTTATGTAGAATTTTTTATCGATCATAACCACAAGCATGATTTAGATGAGTTTTCTCTAATTGTTGGCTCTCACTGCCATCTAAGGCAAACAAGTTTTGAAGTAGCATCCCCAGATTTTGAGGGGTATTACTTGTGTTGGGCACACAAGAAGAGGTTTTCCAGAAAAGTACTAAATAAAGAGTTTGATTATTACATGTACTCTGAAAACGATATGTTATTCGGTGATAAACAGTTTGCTTATTGGAAAGACTACAAAGATAAACTTAGACCTCTTAACCTAGAGCCCGGTTTCTGTAGGTTCGAACATTACAAAGACCTAGATATTCCTTTCGATAACTATAAAACTTGGAATCTTGACCGAGAGACTAAATCTGTTTGGGGTGAAATAGGTTACGACTGTGGATTCATCCTTACACACAGTGATCCTAACTTTGTTGGTTTTACTTCTCTTGGTAATCCTTACGCAGGTCTCATGATTCTTGATCAACAGGACGCTGAAAAATATATAACTAGCGCAAGTAGTGATCCTTGTAAAAGCTACGAGATTATTGGTAAACGTGACTGGCCCATAGCTGACAGGAGTTCGATGGGCTTGGCGTTTGAAAATTTGCTACCTGGTCAAGAACACAGAAGAGTGGTTCCGTTAGTGAAAGACGGAGAAAATCTCGAAATTCATCCGTGCGCCTTAGTAAGGCATCTAGATGTGAAGTATTCAAAGCAGCTTTACGACAAAACCAATACGATCACCGTAGATAAAATGTTCAGCTATGGAAACTGTTAACCACCCGGTTCACTATACGCAAGGTGATATTGAGTGCATTGACGCCATGGCAGCGGCTGCGGGGTCCGAGGGGGTTAAATCTTTTTGTCAGCTTTCCTGCTTCAAGTATCTCTGGCGCTTTCAGCACAAGAACGGAGTAGAAGACTTGAAGAAAGCAAAGTGGTACTTGGATAAACTCATCGAGCTATATACAGTAGACTGAAAGAAAATAAAGTCGTAATGGACATCAAGGCTTTTGGATCGGTTTATGGGCAGACTGCTCCTCTGCCTATGTGTAGTGGTTTTGTTTGGGTGCCTTCTGACGGTGAAAAGACTTTTGGTACTTGCAGGGCTCTTTTTGTTGAGTCAAAAAGCTCGGTAGGGACGGACGATTTTTACGTTCGTTTAAACGACATGGCTGTTAATCAATATCTCCATGTGGAGAATGTTGGAGGTGATACGCAGCTTGATTGGGCGGCGGTAACGCTGAGTGGCGGGTCTGTTAACGGTGTCATTGTTCTCTACTAATGGAAAATTACAACACAACTGGAAGCACTCTCGCAGGTCGCTATGCAAATGCGGTCAGAGCTGCTGATAAAGAACGTCGTGAAGACGCGGAATCAAGTGCAGAGTTTGACTCATACGTTCAAAGTGATTTTGATCGAGAAACTAATGGTCCAACTCCGCCTGAGGAACCCGAAACTAATGAAGAGCGCATGGATGCTCAGTTTGGTCCTGCTGACGAAGGGACCGTTGACCGTACTAAAGAGTACCTAATAAACAAAGCTAAAAGCCAAGTAGCTGGCGTTGCTGATATGTAGAAGCGTGGTATCGTAAAACATCTAATCGTGTCAGCATGTTGTTAGATTGTTTTCCGTACTTCAACGAGAAAGAACTTCTTGAGCTTCGTATTCGCACCCTAGAAGACCATGTAGATGGTTTTTTGATTACTGATGCAAATAAAACTCACAGAGGTGAAGATAAGCCGTTTACGTGCCTAGATACGATTCGAGAGCTTGGTCTACCCGAAGACAAAATTCAAATTCTCCACGTCGAGTTACCTACTTACGAAGAAGCCCCTGACCCGTGGGTTCGTGAGCGCGGTCAGAGAGACGCACTGAGCGTTGGTCTCTTTATGACCCCGGACGACACTTTCTTTATCTGCAGTGACTGTGATGAAATTACTAACCCCGACAAACTAGAAGAAATCAAAGAAACGGTTCTAGAAAACAAAGATAAAGTCGTGCGCATGAGTATGTCTATGCACTACGGACGTGCTGATCGTCAGTTGATTTCTCCCAAAGGAGAAAAATTTGACTGGCGTTGCGGCACAGCTTCTACTGTGGGACAACTGCGAGATTTTGGTACTTTGTCCTCCCTCAGGGCCTCTACAAACAACGTTTATGTAGGGGATCGTGACGCTGGTTGGCACCTTAGTTGGATGGGTGATGCCGACAAGCGGAAGACCAAACTTCGTTCTATAGCAGAGTATTACATCTGGGATAAACCAGAAGTTCAGGAAAAATGTGAAAACTTTGTGCCTGAAGAAGGTAATACAGACATGTTAGGTCGAGAAGATCACCTTATTACTACTTATCCGGTATCTGACCTTCCTGAACCTACCCTTAGAATAGAACGAGTACGGAACTACCTTCTGCCTGACAGCTGAGGGTCAAATAAATAATGACAGCTTCCATCGATGTCCGTAGTCAGTTTGAAGAGATTTTAGAGGCAGCTCGCACTCAAGATCGTTCTAATCAAGCTGCAACGATGGTGGTCTTGAGCCATCTACAGCAGATGACTCTTCTGATGATCAAGAAGGGTCTGTCTTTTTATTGTGATCAAGATACGTATAAATCCAGAACTAGGTTTTTAAACGACGTTATTGAGCTGAATAGGTTAGATATTCGTTTCCCTGCGATTATTCGTAACTTTTTAATCGATGGTTGCGGACTTTTTTACTTTAGACCTGACCCTAAATTGAAATATCAGATCTACTTCTTCAATAAGAAGCAGTATCGGGTCTTTCACGACGCTAACGGTCAGATTGAAGAGGTCGTAATCATTTATGACTACAAAGTAAAGAACAATAATCTTGGTTTACCGAGTGATGTGTACGGTCAGAACAAGCGTTATGTGCGTCTGAGCATCACTGCGGATTATATCGTTGAGAACGAGTCCGATACAGAGCTTAGTTTTGAGCTTGAACCTGGCGGTGTTCTTACAGCAGACCGTAAAAGACCGAATTCACTCGGTTTTGTCCCTGCTGTTGAGGTTTTAAACAAACCAAACGCCAGCGGGACCGAAGGAGAAGGTGATTTCGACCCGTTCATGGAGCAGATTGTGCTTCATGACCAGATGATTAAGAATATTTCGAAAAATATCGAGTTTTTCGGCAACCCAACGCTTATTTCGAGTCGACCTAGGTCAGACCTGGTCGAAGCAAACGACTCTGGTAACACTTTTCGACCCACAATCAGCTCTCAGTCGGGTTTTGCGGGTCAAAATACGCCTTCCACACGGGTTAGTGAGCCTTTTGGCTCCTCGATGGGTGGTGGGCTGCGTGTTCCACGCATTATTGCCAACGTAGAGCCTTCGGACCGAGTCGGTTACATGACTCCGGACCCGATTAGCGGTGATATGAACCGCTATGCGCTTCTTTTACGCGAAGAAATCCGTACAGCCCTCGGCGGTGTGGATGAAATCTCTATTTCAGCCGGAGCAACGGCTACAGAGATTAAAGGTTTGATGGGAAGGGCTCAAGCGACCGCAACGAGGAAGAATAAGAGCTTCCTTACTTATGGTTTCTGTGCTCTTTTGGAAATGATGATTTTCCACCAGGAAAACATCTTCCGTGAGTCATTTATTGCGGCGATCGGTCTAAAAGAACCAAAAGTCCCTGAAGAACAGACTGAAGAAACCTTTGAGCGTTATCAAAAAGCTCGTTTCCGCTTTGAGCAGAAACTTGATAAGGAAATGCTCAAAGCTGTCACCGAAAACAAAGTACCAAGGGGTGTCGTTGGTCTTCCTAAAGACGGCGCACGCAACGTCAGTTATAGATATCAAGGTGATGTCTATGAAGACACTGCTTACGACGTCCTTCAGAAGTCCATGGTCGTTCGAAATATGCAGGAGTTAGGTGTTGAGAGTGTTGAAGCTCTTAAATACCTTTTCCCTGATAAAAATGAATCCGAACGTGCCGAAATGTTGAAAGGATTTCCTTTCAGAATGGTTGGACAAGTACAGTCGTCAATGCAGCAATTCCTGGTATTATTAAACCAGATGTTGCAGTCTCCGCATCCTCTTGCGCCTGATCAACCTTTAGCGGCTGATCCTAGGCTGAATATCACTCCGCTCCTGTACAGGACATTCGACCATCTTGCGGAAGAACTAACTTATTCCGGTAGCTATGAGCCAGCAGATCCAAGCTTCGATCCCGAGCCCGGTCTCCCCGGCACCAGCGCCGGTAATCAGCGACCAGGGTTCAACAACAGTCTCACCCCAGCAATGGGTGGTGCAAGGAGCTACCCCGGTGGTAGCTTCGGCTCCTACAGCCCAACCGCCGTCCCAGGTGGCACCGGCTTCGGACCCTTCTATCAGCAGCCAGTCCAGCCAGTCAACGTTCAGCTCCTCCCCAACCAACCCTTGGGAAGCAGCGATGGGCTCACTGGAGCGGGTTCTGACTTCCCAGTCACAGTCCCCCAGCCAGGCAGCGTCGTATCCAACCCAGGCTCCACTGCAGGCTACAACACCGATCAGTCAGCCTTCACAGGCCCAGCCCTCGGTTTACCAGCAGCCGGTTCAGCAGACCTCGCCTACCAGCGCCTCTCAGACCCAAGCTTCCTCCAAGGGTTCTACGGACCCGAAACTAAGCGAGGCAAGCGCAGAGGTCGTTCGTAACTTCGGCATTGAGGCTCCTGGGATCCTCAATGCTTACGCCTGCTCCCTGGAAGATCTGCTGATGGAGCAAGCCCAGAAGACGGACGTTGTTCTTGATCGCGCTCGCGGAATGGAGACGATCCTGACCAACCCGGATCACCTGGCTGACTACACCGATCGGTTCTTTACTGAAGTCGTGCCTGTTGATCTTGACGAAGACCTTTACGTCAACAATCAAGAAGCAGCAGCCGGTGCTTACCAGCAGCAATACGACATGCCTGCTCCCCCCGTGGGATCCGCTGGTCAAGGCCAAGTTCCTGCCGGTCAGTCCTGGGAACAGTTCGGTGAGGTTATGAGCCGTTCTCCTGAAAATGCTTGGCGCGTCCTTAGCTCCATGCAACCTGAAGCACTTCGGTCTAAGCTCCTGTTCATGGAGCCCTCCTGAGCAAAGGGCTCTTAAATTTGGGGGAACCGACCTCGCTGTTAATTCAGCGGGGTTTTTTTGTGTTTACACTGGAGAAAAAGAATCAATGACACGTCGTAGTGCACCTAGGAAAAATCACGACGGCAATACCCGTCGACACCCAGACCGCCGACAGTCGACCCACGTAAGGCAGTCAGCTTGGGCGACAGTTAGAGAGGAACCTCAACCTGAGGTCTTTGATGAAGACGTTAGTCTTTAGTTTCCTTGTTAAATCGATTAGATGCGATCTTTTCGGCGGCTGCGACGATACGTATTCCGAAGTAACCGCCGATAAAGCAAATAGCTGTGGACTCGTTCTTAGTTAATTCAAATCGATCTGTTATCGCTGGTGACACAAAAACAGCTAAGGCCCACCCCACAAATAAGGCTTTAGTTAAATGAGCCACAAAACTACGCGCTTCTCGCGGGTGCATAATTGACTCCGTGACTGAGCCTGCGACAGAACTTCCCACGTTTTCGCTGCTGACGACAACGACGTCCATCACTTTTTCGATCATCTTTCGTCAGTCTTTAATACAACTCTAATAGGAATTAGAGTGAGAAAAATTAAAATCAAAACATGACGTATGCTTCTCTAACAAACTGGAAATACGACAAAAGTTTATACCACCCTATTCAGTCGGGTCCGCAACATACTGGTAATAATTTAGATTTAACTGACACTTATAGTGTTGTAGGTAGTGGCTACGTAGATTCAAAAGGTAACGTAGTTCAATGGTATGGTGTAAACAATCAAGGAATTGATTTTGGGCGTATAGTTCCTGGTCCTCCTCAGTCTTTTGCGTCTGATTTAGGTTTCGAAACTACTTCGTACCCTGAAACAAAAACTTTCGAAGTTACTGTTGTAAGTGATGACGGTAATAAATTTGCCCTAGACGGTGTTTCTCAGAAGAGTCTCACACTCATCCAGGGAAGTACTTATATTTTTGATCTGTCTGATACAAGCGTTAGCTCTCATCCTTTCCGATTAAGCGAAACAGAGTACGGGACGTGGGCTAGCGGAGTTGAATTTACAAATGGAGTAACGACATCTGGTGTACAGGGAACACCAGGCGCATACTTACAAATAGTCGTCGCTTCGGGGCAACAAGGAGCTGTATATCCTTATTGCACAGTTCACTCAGGTATGGGTGGAAGTGCTGTCTATTCCTTTAACGGACCTCCGTACAACTTACCTTTGTACGAGAGCACTGATTGGAGGTACGTTCCTACAGCAGTTCCTGGGTATTGGAACAACTATGACGAGTCTTATCCGGAAGCTTCTGGTGTTTTAACAGCACGCGATGGTTATAGACGACAGGGTCTGTTTAATACAGCTAATTCAACTGTTCAGACCGCATATGGCCCTGAACCTGGTCTTAAAAGCATTGGCGCTTATACATATTACAACGGTGTTGTTCCTTCTAATCAGGCATATAGTCCTTTTCAAACTCCTGCAGGTAATACAACCGCAGAAGGAAGCACTGGGGGAGCTGGCACATACCCACGTAGCCAGAACCCGATGTTAACTAACCCAACAAATAACAGTTCAGGAAGTCGCGCACCGTGGGTCTATAACGGACCGGTTTATTGCCAAACTTTCGTTCAATCTATTAGGTCAGATTTGCCTGGAACCATGGAAACAGTTTCACGCGATATGTATAGAGGTAGGTCTTCGTACTATGTACCAAATTATGCCTCTGTTTACGGTGTGCTTGGTGAGGGTGTTCGAGGAATGATTCACACGTTCAGTGCATCTGTAAACAGCTCAAATCAGAAGGGAATTTAACGCTACAAACGCGACATTTTTATACTGACAGAGCTTGTTTTGATCTAGTATTACTAAGTAGTTTCTACGGAACTTATCGATGTTCATCGATAATGATTTTCCGAAGATCCTTGGGGCTGAATTATATAGGCCCCACCCGGCTTACATCGTGGAAATGGCGGCTGAGCCCGTTGTTGTCCATGATTTCTCTAAACAGCCAGGTCAAACGGTCCAACTTGACCGTTATCGGTTCTTCGGAAATCCTGGCTCTAAGGAGTCACGCGAGCGTACTGCTGAGCAAACCATCGGTACGGCAAATAGCCGGAACATTGTTAAGGACAAGGTCCTGGTGACTCTTAAAGAGTACACCGGTCCTGCCGACTCCAATGACCCGACTCAGCCCTCTACCTTTAAGGTCGCCCGTGAGACCCTGATCACTGCGCAGCGCCTGCTGCTTGATACCGGTAATCTCACTACTTTCCACCAGTCAATCGGCAGCCTCACGCTGTTAGACGACTACCGTCGTTGGCGTGATCGGGTGTTCATCAATGAACTCCTGAAAGCTGTTTCCAAGGGTCAGTCTTCTGACTCACAGGGTGGTTACTACTTCCCTGGCGACCTGGCTACCGGCGCTCTGACCTACACCAACGCCGAGCAAGCCAAGTTTGACGTTAAGGACGACCTCCTCCGTGTGGTCAAGTCCCTGCGTAAGCGCAACACCCCGACCTACCAGGACGGTTTCTATCGTTGCGTTTGTGACCCCACTTTCTTGATGCACTTGCGTCAGAACAGTGACTTCCGTGAGGTGGCCCGCTACCCCGGTAACGGTCAAATCAATCCCCTCATGTCAGCTATGCAGCCTAACGCTGCTATCTACATGGGTCAGGGCTTCGGCCAAGCCAGCTTCGTGGCTGGTGAGCCTATTATGCCTACGGGATTTGTCTTCGAGGGCGTGCGATTCTTCGAATCCACCAATATGCCTTCCCAGACTCAAAACGCCACCATCGCTGGATCCACCGCAGATTACAACGCTGCGATCGGTATCTTCTTCGGCCCGCAATCTGTCGGCGTCGGCATCGGTGGCAACAACGCCCAGGTGCTTCTGAATAACAACGACGACTTCAGTCGCTTCATTCAGATGATCTGGTCGCTGTATGCAGGATTCGAACTGTTAAACGCAGATTTCGTTTCCGTTGGTTACTCTTTCGACGCTTGAGGAGGTAACTAACAATGGCGATCAACTCTAACCAGCTTCACGTTGCCAAGATCTATCCTGGCAACTACACCAACGTTCTTCGTTACTGGCACGAAGAAAAGACTGTTCAGTACGACAACGCCAACGGCGTGTCGACGAACATGACCAACCAACCCATCGGCGGCCCCGTCGGTGTGGTTTTCCAGCCTGGCTGGATTGCACAGCAAGCCGTTGGTTACGTGGACATGAGCTACCAAGCTCTTGGCACGTCTAACCAGATGAGCTACTACACCAAGCCTTATGGCTCTGGTCAAAACAGCGCTGAGCAGCCTTTCCTGAACGGCGACGTCATCGTTCCTTCTCCCGACTTCCATAAGGATGTCCGGGCTGACATCACCGACGGCATCAAAGTTCCGGCTACTGCTTACGTCTATCGCGCATCCCTGCGTCTCAGCGGTGGCGACCTCGTTAGCTCCGGCGTTGCCGGTGCCGACACCACCCCTGAACTGAGCCTCGTTCCCGCTGTGGGCGAAGGTCTGTTAGACGACGGCACTGTCGTTTCCGGTCAGTTCGGTGTTTCTCTCACCGGTTCTGACAGCCGTATCGCTAACGGCAGCACCGCTTCCACCAACATCATCGACTCAAGCAGCCTGGCTGCTCTGGGTTCTGAGACTCAGTGGAAGCTGTTCACCACGACTGACCTGGGCGGCGCTTCCGCTTCTGGTCTGGCTCAAGGTTCTGGTGTCTACGACCCCCGCGCCGAAGCCAACAAACTGTCTGGTGATGACAAGGCTCTCGCAATCTGCGAAGTCTGCTGGATCATCCCTGACGAACCGCCCGAGCGTGACGATGTTGCCCTGCAGCCCGACGGACTCGTCGAGTCACAGGTCTACACCTCTACCTCACCTTCCTGATATAGTCAGAAGGAACACGGGTGCGACCTCTCCTTCGGGAGGGGTCTTTTTTTGTCTTTATTTAATAATGAAATGATTAATAAATTGAATGCTCTCCTAGTCTTATAAGAACATAGTAAAGACTATGGCTGAGGCTTCCGATCTTTCTCTAGAGAGAAAAGAGTGCGCAAAGTGTGGCGCTTGTTGGCTTAACGGGCAACACTACTGGGCTACGGGGGCTAAAGGAAACGAATTAGATTTAGCCGGTTTAGTTTGCAACAAAGCAAACTCACCCGAGTGCATTAATCCGAAAAAGGGACAAGAAGGAGGGGATACGTGGGAGAAACGAGAAATGTTCCTAAATAATCTTGAGAAAATTACGGAACAAAGAGGCAAACCCCAGTGGGATGCAGGGATCTGGGGTGAAGACTAGCGAGTAGGGAGAACCAACCCTCCAACTGTCGGGGTACGCATCCGGTTTAACCGACCCATGATGGATTGGTCTTCTGCTGGAGTTAAAGAGTCTTTTCTAGCTTGTTCTAAATATGCTTCTGTGGGTGCATGTTTACCGCCGTAAGAAAGAAGACGAAGGTAGTGCTCCGGTTGAATAAGAGGAGCAATTTTTTGTAAACGATTAATAATCGGGTCATCAGCTTCGTACCCGAGAGCAGTTGCAAGTTCGAGCGCATCAGGAACGGCATCGAGACCGCCCGTAAGCACAGAAGCCCCTACTTCACCTAAGCCAACTATTCCGGCATTCATCATTTTTTGACCAAGGTCTGATTCGTAAGGGTTAGTAAGCTCTTGAACCACCCCGATAGCATCCCCTATATAAGGAATGGATTTCATAAATTTTCCCGCTAAACGAAAGTCTGCCATTAGATCACTACGTATTTCACTATTTTAGTAGTATCCGGTATAAGCTACTGTCCGTATAGTGATTGCTATGACCACCAAAATTTACGCACCCAGTGGTATTAAAATTACTGTGTTGTCAGTCCATGACGACGGTGAATACTTCATGGTTCGGTCCGACACCTCAGGTAAGGTCTTTTTCGCTCATTGTGACCAGGTCATTGACCCAGTAGAAGATAAAAGTTCTGAAGTCGACGAAAATCGAGGGTTAAACCGCCGGAATCGACGAAAAGTTTCTAGCGCACCTCAGGAAAAGAAAGTTCTTGTGCAGCCCGTCAAACCTGTGGACAGCCGAGTCAACCTCAATACGCTCACCGCTGAAGGTCTCACTCAAGTGCTTCCTGGTGTCGGAATTAAGACTGCTAAAGAGATTATTGAACTCAAGCAGACTCTTCCTGGTGAAAAATTCATTAAGTTAGATCAGCTTAAGTCTGTTAAACGTATTGATTGGGACGAAGTTTTTGCTACAGGAGAAGTGTTTGTAGAATAATAAATATATGATCAATAAATCGTGGCGCAGTTAACCCAGCAAGAACTTGAGCAGATCCAGAGTTATCTAGCTCAACAGGGTGTAACTTTTAACGCCACGACGACTGACGCTACCAAGCGTGAAGTTATTTACGCGGCGATCAATCAGATTACGCGTAACCCTGCTCAGGTCTTCGGTTACAAGCTTGATGACTACAACTTCAGTCGTGTTGCGTATCACCTTGCTTATAACATTGCCACTGTTCCTGCTGGTGACTACGCAAGACTTTTAGAAGCGTGTAACAGCATTCCTAGTGAGTTCTATAACGACAAAATTGTTCAGCAGATCGAGCGCTGTGAAGACGCGGAGCGTTTGACTGAGCTTGCCACCGGGCGAGCAACGAGTCGTCAAGAGACGATCTTGGGTGACGTTCAACGTTCAATCAACATTCAGGACAAGCGCGAGACGGCGCGAATCTGGCGTGAGAACTATATGTATGAGTGTGATCGTTTGGCACAGATGCTTTACGTTCCTAACTACCGAGACCCAGTTGCCTCTAGGTACAGATTCGAAAGGTCAGGAGGTGAGTTTATACAAGCTATTCCTGGTCCTCCTGATGTATCACGCTCTGACAGAATTTATTTTAGAGATAATTGGCGCTAAACTAATTTTAGAAAAGCGCTTATTTAACCGTGTCTAGAGCTGAACGTAGTGCGGATATGGTTCGCCAAGCACAATTAGTGCTTGGGCAAATGCTTGAAGACTCACCAGTAGGGCAGCGACTTTTAAGGGGGTTGGGTATCACCCCTGAAATGTCTCGTGCTATTAAACAACGTTTAGAGGCTGCTAAGCCTACAGCTATCGGTGACGCTGTACGGGAGTCGGGTGGTATCACGATGGGTTCACGTAGTGTTCCATCAATGCGTGATCTCGGCGCAGCACCTGTTCCTGAGTTCCCAGTTCCTGCGGGTTCTCCACAAATTCGTCGCTTACAACAACTTCGTCGAGAGATTGGGGCTCCTCAAGGCCCTCGCGAGTCGACTGCAGCAGACTATATCTTCCAGCCCGCTATTCGCGGGATGCAGTACCCGGCTGGTTCAGTAGCCGAAGGTTCTATGTTCTCTGCTCGTGGTAAGTACACCGCACCAGGGACCAAGATTGGTGGTCGCCAAATGAGCGGTGATTACCCTTCCTCTCCTATGCCTCAGGTTGAGCCGCCTGTAACTGCGCGGATGCCTGAAGGTCAAATGCAAATTGATCTTCGTAGTAATGAACAACTTCTGGGAGATACAGCTCCCATGACTTCACCTCCTGTACCAGGTTCACCTGGTGCTTCGGCTCGAATGGCAGGCCAAGGTCGTTTAGTTCGTTCTCCTGGTGGAGAAGTGATTGAATATCAAGCTCCTCGTCAGGCTCCTGGCGCAAATCCTCGTATGGAAATGCCTGAGGATCCCATGCGTCCTCAAGGTGTCCGCATGGTTGACCTGAACACTGAGTTCACCATGGATGCTGCTCAACGTCGTAATGCGTTGATGACGGGACTTGGTTTAGGAACCATCGGAGTTGGGGCCATGCTTCGTCGCCCTGAGCAAAATAATCCTGCTCCTGAACCGTTAGTTCCTCCTACAGTTGCTCCTCTTGGTGAAACGCCTGAAAATCCCTCAGGTGCTACAGAAGGAGAACTACCTTCAACTGGATTGCAAGGAGAAGCAATGGCTCCTGCTGGAGTTATCCCCACCAATCCTCCTGTTACCACAACGCCAGCGCCGGATCTAACTCCTGAGGAAGCAGCAGCTATTGCGCAAAATACAAGTCGAGTAGTTACAGCAATGCAACAAGCTGATCCTGCCTCGTCTTCTGCTGTTCGCGCTCTTGCTCCTCGCGATCCTTCCTCTTATCGCAATATTGGCGAGTATTACGCAGATCAACGTCGTTTTGTAGACGCGATGGATCAAGGCCGGATGAAAGATATCGTCCAGATGATCGGTGCCTCCCAAAGAGACGAGGTAATGGCAAACAACATGATGACATGGGCTAAGCGACACCCTGTTTTGGCTTATCAGCTGGCAAATCGAGAGGGAATGGTGAACCCAGCTCAAAATCAGCAAAGCGGACAACAGTTAACTACTTCCACAGTTGGCTCTTCCATGGGAGACAACAACGAAGCCTCTGCTATTGGGCAGGCAAACGCAGCCGCGTCTCAGGTGAACACGATGGAAGCAAGCAGCGAACTTGAGGCCGCTAACCTCCGTCAACGTAACAACGAGTTGATCGAAGCAAATCGTCCCATTGTTCGTCCCCAACTCAGCCGTGCTGAGGAGTTCCTTCTTCGTAGAACTGGTCGTCTCTGATTATGTCTGATTTTATTTTCGATGCAGCTCCTGATTTAGCAGGCGCTTATACCTCAGCAGCATCTTCTTACAATCCTCAACCTAAGCCTGAAAATCGAGCTGAGACTGCAACTGATTACATTCGAGCAGCCACCAACATCCTCGGCGGTGTGGACGATGTCGTCCGCGCTTTCAAAGGTAAACCCCGTCGACCATCATTTCAGCCTGGTGCGATAAATTTTGGTCAAGCTGACGTTGATGCGTTTGGACTGCCCAAGGGTTTTGAACCACCGAATTACTCTGATGTTATGTCAGGGGGATCAGAACGAGACGCTGAGTCAGTGCCAGAAGAGACTGATCCTTTTACTGCAGCTGTCGAGAGTGCTCCGGAAGCGGTTATCGGTGATGAAGTAGAAGTTCCTATTTTTGATGAGGGGACTAATGAAGTTGTTCGTTTTCCTCGAAAATTTTTGGAAAAGCACAACTATAAAATCATCCAAGAAGGTGGACAGCTTAAGGGTTACATAAGACCAGACGGCACTAAGGTCTTGTACACAAAATGATCTACACTGTTATTACTAAGGCATAGCGGAACGTGGCATCTACCTCCACAAACAAGCAACCCATGATGGTGGACCGCCCTTTTTTAAGGGGAGCCACCCTCAACAGTTCCACGCCTACTGTTGATCCGATCAACCCTGTATTCCAGAACTTAGTGCAACTCGTCCGTGTGGGTGATCTCCCTACTGAGGACGGAGCGATCGTCGAAGATATTTTTGTCAGCTCAAAAGAAGCTTATCCAGACGACAGCGGTATGCGAGCTGCTTCTTTTGGCATTTACGCTTATATGCCTAACCAGTCAGCTCCTTCTACGGCTGTTCCACTTCAAATCAGCACCTTCACAGTTGGTTTATCAGGATCTACTTTCGGTTTGATTCAACGCATTGAACTACCTAAGGTCATTGCTCCTACTCCGAATACTGGTTTCACCGATCAAATCCGACCTATTGAGCTAGGTGCTTCTGAAGCTCTTTATCTTGAAAAAGGATATATTCTTGCCGTTGGTCAAATCCCTGCTCCTGACGCAGTTTCAGTGTCAGGTGGCATGAGTGCTTCAGGTATTGATATTTTTGCTCAAGGCGGCTTCTATTGATCTGTGTCAAAAAGAAAGAAAGGTTCTGATTATTTCGGTTGGGACAACCACCGTCCGAAAAAATCAGACTTTCGTTTCGGCAATGTAAAAGGCGCTTCTTCGGCATACAGTCTTAGTAGACCTATGCCGTGGGAGCAAAAGTTTCGTCCTGATCAGAATCTGAAAGATTTCAGCATTCTCTTCGACTACAACTACGCCTCGATGTGGACGAGGTGGAGAAGAGGATACGAACTATATATGTATGCCAACCAAGCTATGGAAGGCATTAACTACACTTTCAGATACGCCATTAACGGTCAAGCAGGTTCTGGAGGCACTGAGTTGCCTGGTGTTTGTTATATGTATCCGTCCTCTAAGCAGGACATGGCTATGCGTATGACGGTCATACGCCCCAGAGATAGCTTCAACTTTCTTGACGTCGGTCTTTCCATTAAAAGTGTTTCTACTTATGACGCTACTAATCGGATTATTGCAGTTGAATTAAGTAGTAATTTTGGGGCACCAGTTGCTTTCTTCACTGGAGAGGTTCTGTCTGACAGATTCAACTCAGACGGCACTCCTAAGAGTAAGTACGGAAATTATACAGTCGTCGCTGTGGGCACAAAAGCTGCTGGGCCTAATGTGCCTAGTCCTGTTCCTATACAAGACACTCTTTTCTTATCAGTCACTGAAGACACAAGCTGGACTACTGAGGATGGCGTAGGTTTTACTACGCCAGCAGAAAACCCTACTCCAGGAGACTTTTTCAGCACCGCGATGAGATTTGGCTGTAATTGTCCCGACTATCTAGCTAGAGAGGATTTTAATCTTTATAAATATGCTTCTAAGAAAAGTTATCCGTACACAGGTGTTCAGGATTTGAAACCTGGTATTTATGACGCGGGCACAACTACAACTTCTGGCCCACGTCAAACAGATACTCGTGACATGCCGGGTTTCACCCGTGACTTTGGTTTTATATACACGAAAAGACTATTAGGGTTACCTGAGTACAAAGACAGTGCTGATTCTTCTTACTCAGACCCAAACCTTCTCTTCTTTCAGCCAAGGTTTTGTAAACACATATACGCCTCGTGGTGGGATATGCAAAATAGATTCCCTTCTTACTCATACCTCGATGATCTTTTGGTACAACCATCTGATGAACCGATGGATGAACGGTATAGAGAATATTTCGATAGAAATTTAGCTAAACAAACTGACTTCTTATACCAGGTAGATAATCTCAACTGGTGGTCAAAATATTCTCCTTTCAAGGACGATCTTCCTGTTCACATGATGTATTCGGATATGTTTCCGACCATGGTCAAGGTGCTGAATTTCGACACTCTTGCGTCCGGTGATGTACCCAACGTGGTAGCTAGTGGTTTTTCGATGTTTGACATCGATACTTTTAACCCTCTACAACCAATTCCACCTGAAAATCGGCCAATAGTGGATGGAGGTATCTACGACGACGGTGTCACCATAAGTGGGAGTTTGTCTGTACTTACTTATGATGGAGGCGAGTATTTCAACGGCTCTCCGCTGCCCCCTCTCTTTAGACCGCAAGTAAACGGAGGTACTTATTAAATGACATCCACCCCGGTAACCATACTTTCGAAGCGGTCTGGTAACGCAGCTGATAGACCGCTTACAACCACAGTTCAAGCTGGAGAGTTAGCGTTAAATTTCGCAGGTGCGGAGAATGGTCTTTATTTCAAAGATTCTGCCGGTGCTATTAGAAAAGTTGCTGGCACTCATTATGGGACTAATGCCCCTAATTCTTCACCCGCAGGGGAGACAGGTAACTCGGTTGGAGAGGTTTGGGTAAGCTCAAGCGCCCCTTATTACCTACAGGTGTGGACGGGAGCTTCATGGCAAAAAGTCGGTGCAGCTTTTGCTGATGTATCAACTCAAGCCAACGTAACGATCGCATCGGGAGCGTTATCAGCCAACGGTGCAATCCTTGCTTCAGGAGCATTATCAGCCAACGGTGCAATCCTTGCTTCGGGAGCACTTTCGGCAAATGGTGCCGTTCTTGCATCTGGAGCATTATCTGCTGATGGTGCAATACTTGCCTCCGGAGCTTTGTCAGCTAACGGCGCAGTACTTGCTTCTGGTGCTCTTTCCGCCAATGGTGCTGTTTTTGCCTCAGGATCTTTATCTGCCGATGGGGCTATTCTTGCATCTGGTGTTATTACTGCTACGGGTGTTCCTGTCGCAGGTATATACACCGGAGGTTTCCCAGCCGTAGGCGACATAGGAACTTTAATCTATAGAAATGATGCACCCAGCGGTCTTTATATTTCTGTTAATGGAGGCTGGGCTCTTACCTAAGAGTGCTTTTAAGCATCCAAGCTCCTTTAAACATATGTTTTACAACGTCAGCTAGAGCGTTAGACACATCAGGAGCACCGACCTTTTCGGATAACTCGTAGATATCTTTTGCCATGTATCCACCGTCCTCAAGGTTTTTGAGGTAAGTGAGCAAACTCTCTTTAGCTTCGTAAGTAGTAATAGTTTTAAATTCAGGGTAAGCACCAAGTAAACCTTTTTGACACATAGGCATCAAGTAGTCCATAGAACGTACCATTTCGGACAAAGTATCAAAGTCTTCTTGATGTTCTTGATATTGTTTTTTTAAAAATTTATGTACTGCCAAGAAGAAAGGAGCTTCAACGTTTAAATGCAGAAGGTGAGCCTGCATATTCAAGTGAAATAAAAAAGAAGCCAGCTTGACGAGCGAACGAATCAACTCATCAACACCAGCTTCTACGTCATCTTTCACGTCTGGCTCAGCAGATTTAAGCTGCTCTGCAGCTAATTGCTGTTGATACAAATCTTCCAGAGTGAGAGATTCCATTTACATTAGCGATCACATTTCACACACTTTAGCTTCTTCTTCCTGCTGGTTGAGGTGTTCTTGGAGAGCATCAATATTGATGCGGAAAAGTGACTTCACGCCGTTGGGCTGAAGATTCACATAACAGTTCTTGGGCCAACCGCCAGGTTGACGACTCTCAGTCAGAGAGATTCGTTTGCGAACAAACCCCGTGGAGCAATTAAGCAGTTCAGCGGTCTGAGCGATTGTAAGCAGCTTCTGTGATTCCATACCAAAGGTGTCGTTGAGTAACCGCAACGACAAAAGATTAGCACCGTCTTCAAGAAAGTCAGCCTGCATAATCGGTTAAACATCTTTGTGGCTGAAGTCTTTAGAATTAGTCCAGACTTCGAGCGAAAATGGCTAAGATTCGTATCGCTGGAGAGGCTTTTTCAGGCTATAACAAGCCGAAACGAGACGTGCAAGGGGGCAAAAAGTTCGCCGTGGCCGCGAAAGAGGGAGACAAGGTGCGTCTTGTCCGCTTTGGGGACGCAAACATGACCATCAAAAAAGACGACCCAGAGAGGCGTCGTAGTTTTAGAGCAAGGCACAAATGTGACGAGAAGAAGTCAAAACTGACCGCTGGTTACTGGTCCTGTAAAGCATGGTGAGCATATAGTAACACTATTTGTGTGAAAAAGCTGACCTAGACTTATAGATATGCGGATGTGTCATGGACGACACCGGTCACGTCAGTGTAAGCCTCACGCTTGAAGACGAATTTACGCTTACACGGATTAAAAACTCTGCTAAAGAACTCAAAGGCAAGGATCGCGATCAATATCTGTGGGATCGGATTGTCCGGTTTGTTTGCAGGGAGCGTGCCTATAAATTCGTCGCAGATGAACTCGGAGTCATTATCGACCCTAACATTGGAGTATTCGACGAATACGAAGAGGATGACAGTCTCGCCTAATGCTCGTAATTGGTTAAACGCTATATCTGCGGCGGAAGGAACTACCAGAAATGGTAAAGTTCAGTACAACATTATGTTCGGTGGAGGTACTTTTAACGACCTCAGTAAACACCCCGATACAGTTATAGATAGTGGACGTTACCGAAGCGCTGCTGCTGGTGCATATCAGTTTATGCCTGCCACCTACAGGGGAGTCGCGAGAGATCTAAATCTCCAAGACTTTAGCCCTGAGTCTCAAGATCAAGCTGCTTTAGAGCTTATCCGACGCCGAGGCGTGGATCCTGACAGAGACCCGATTACTCGTGAGAACGTTGCGAAATTAGCTCCCGAGTGGGCAGCTTTGCCAACTCTCTCCGGCAAAAGTTTTTACAACCAACCAGTTAAATCCTTCGAATTTGTTTCTAGAGCTGGAGGTAACCCTTACTTGACTCCACAAGAGGCAGCTCCTTCAAAACCACCTGAACCGGTTCAGGTCGCAAAGTCTCCTGCTGGAGAATCTAAAACAGCTAAAACTGGACAAGAATTACCTTCTCAAGGCTTTACCGAGCAAGAACTAGTCCTTTTAAAAATGGCAACTAAACTTTTAGAAAGCCAGAATCAACTAGGGGGCGCATCAGAGGGTCAGGTTGTATCTCTCAATTTCCCTCAGCCTGAGGCTTCCACAGCTGATCAAATTGCTTCGCGTTTAGTTGAATACTTGAAATCGAAAGAATCCGAAGAACCAAAGAATCCATATTCCATATTTGCTCAAGACCCTCTTAAGAACATGAATGCCCTTGCTGCGCAGTCATCTAGAAGCGCCAGTAACTTTAGGCCAGGAAGATCGGTTATATAACTGTATAATTTAGAAAAGAAGTTATAGCGAAGTGTCTTACACCCTTCCTGGTGGCGCAAGCCCAATGACCGGCGGCATTGATTTTTCGAGTGCTTTTGGCTCAGCCGCTACAGGTTCAGCCGCTGGTACAGGAGCCCCTTCGTGGCTAAACCAAATCCCTGGGCTTTTAGGAGCTGGCGCTAACATCGTCAGATCTTTTGGAAACGAGGGATCCTCCGGAGGAGACTCCTTTTACGAGGATTATGACCCCGAACCTGTTGAAGAAGCCACTGAAAAGGTAAACACTGAATACGAAAAGATGCTTACCCAGATTGGGGGCATCTTTAACGATATTGCTTATTTGACCGGCACCAACCTTCCGACGGCTGTTGATGCGTTTCGTCAAAGATATACGGGTGTTTTGAACCCCATGTATGAGCGTGCGTATAACCAGTTCTTTAATTATGAACCTGGTCAAGTAGGTCAAACTCCTATCGGAGACTATTCACAAAAAGCTGTAGACCAGCTTTTCGGAACTGCCTCAAGAGCTAGTGCTCTTAATCGTCCTGAGTATATGGCTCAGGCTATTGATCCTTCGACTGTTACTATCGATCCTGCTGTTTATAAGTCTTCTTTCCAACCATACAAAGACGAAGCAAAATCACAAGATATGTTTGACTACACGAATGCAGCTACTCAAGCACTTATGACTGCACCCAAGGCTCCTCCTCGTGAGCCTGTCCCCGATATTCCTAAAGAATACAAGCGTGGAAGCATCGGTAGTTACTACGCTAATTCTCCTGACGTCGACAAATTAATGAAGTTTGGAAGTTACTTCGATGTTGCGTAGATCCGGAGCTGAAAAAAGAGTCGACAGGAACGTTTACCGGCGGTCCACACATGTAGATAAAAATCCCGCATTTCGTCTTGCGGGAAAACTTTTTTCAGAGTCCAAAGCTAAATCAGACTTCAGAAACAGCATCCGACAGTCGATGCAAAGGTCTCGTCCTGTAGGTGTAGGTTTTGGAAACTATGACTTATATGGCCCTGATGAGAGTTGGACATCTCAAGATAGTCTCAGAGATATACACGACCGAGACCACTATATAGTTGGTGAAAGTCATGGGTTCGGTTTTGATAGTCCTGAATAGGCGGTAGGTAAAAGATAAAACCGAAAACTTTCGAGTGCTTGATCGGCTCTAGGTCTTTATTGTCCTTGAGTAGTTTTGGGTGTTCTTTGAGCACGCACATCGGAAGATCTATACCTATTTTCTGCGTGGAGATCAAAGCCACCTGTGTCGAAGTTATAAATATCAGACCTTCGTCGAACTCTCGTTTTATCCATTTGTTATACGCGACTTCTAGCCAAACACGCTGATTCGATTTTTTAAAGTAAGTCTCTTTAGTAAAAAGCTTTGTACTTTTCGGTTGCTCCGCTTTCAGAGCTATATCTCTCGGAGGATACAGATAAATGTTTTTAGCTTTCCACGTCTGATTTAGGCCGTTGTCTTTCCAGTCGAAGTATCGGTTTGCCTGTACAACCTTGTTCGCGTATTTACTACTTGCAGGGTCTAAATTTATTTCTCCTCCGAACAGTGCAGTCGCTGCCGCGATTAGTGCAGGTGGAGAAACAAAATCTTTACTCGCTAGCATCTTCGTAAAACTGAAGACGCATTTGACTGTGTGTAGTCACGTGATCTGAGTTTTCCCAGGCAACAGTTATATAAAAGTAGTTAGCACCCTGCTTTGTGGGCTTAGTCGTTACGTCGGTTACAACACCGACTTTTCTATCTGTAAATTTTTTTATTTGATTCACTGAGTTTTTTGAAAGAAAAATCTGACCCGGTCTGGGTTTCTCAGTAACCCGGTCACCGATTTTAAATTTTGGCTTTGCTTGGCCTTTGCGAGAGTTTGGATGAGTCACAGAATTAGTCCGCTTGATGCTTCGTCAATACGCTTATTAGCTTCCTCCGCATCGATAATATGTATGTGCATACTGTCTTCTTCCAGTAACGCTACGATTGCCATACCTTGTTTATCTTCTTTATCAATTACATTAAGAACTTTTGTGAACATAGAAGATATAACTTCATCCATCGCTTCTTGAGCGATAGACAAGTCGCTTTCAAGATCTTTTTTTGTCATATATTTACTTTTCTTTGGCTCTTCAGGATTGAATACAAGACAACCAGGTCCTCTTGCAGTCCTGTTTTCCGTATAAATATTGATCATGTCAGACAAGATAGTGCGGATGATTCCTGCCGAAAGCATCCGTTCAGTCTCGTTGCCTTTGAACAGACTCGCAATTTTCTTAGCGTTTTCGCTGAAATTAGTCATATTTAAAGTTGCTCCAAGCGGCTTGGAGGATTTCGTGGATATCATACAGAAACTTAGCAGGATTGTTGTCTGCGGGATCTAGTTTCGTATAGTGCCTACCCTCAACTAAACCAGATTTTCCATCAGAGGCAATACCTTGGTATATCAATTTATCTACAGCTACTGAAGGCACTCCTAATCTCTGAGCTACCGCTTTTTTATTCACAAAAGCAGTGGTTCGTCTCCTTTTATCAGAACTTAGAAGCTGAAGAGAGATATCAATATTTGTCAAGGCAATAGAGATTTCTTTGAGAGCTTTGGTTAGTTGAGGGTTGTCCATGTAAATGTGAAAGCACTGAAAGCATAACAGCTGTTTCAGGTATTGCAAGCACGAGGGCTCCTCTCGATCACCTGACGTCAGGCAACCAGAGCGACTTGCGTGGGGGCAGAAACCGGAAAAATGCTACCCCAACCCTCGTTAGCTTTTGCGCCGGTTCTTACACAAAAACCAGTGTCAGTCTAAGAGTTCCTGAGCTTGTTGAACGAAATCACCAGGTTCATCGATTAAAAGTTTCAAAAGCTTATTGAATTTATTCTCATAACTATTAAGAGACGGATCATTAAGTTTTAACCAGTATTTGTATGCGTTCAGTAAATAGTATTGATTCTGTTTTGCTCTTAGAGCACTGACTCGCCATTTTTCAAAATCCCAGTTATTGGAGTATTTACCGCTTCCTAGATTCATTTCTGCTTGCTTTATGTCTATTTGTATATCGATATCGATAATGGTTAGTTCAATAGAAGATATTTTTGCCTCGCAGTGCGCGTAGGAAGAAGGAGGTTCGTTGCTCTCATAAATATAAGGAGGCAGGTTTTCGATGACGTATTTCTTATCCCAAAGAGAAGCTTGTGAAAGACCTTCAGTTTTCGGAGAAGAAATGTTTGAGAATATCGTTGATGAAGATGTTGAAGTCGCCATTAATGCAATAGAGGGTGTGGAATTCGAAAGAGGTTGCAATAACCAAATCCAGCTTCATCAGCTTACGGAGCTGTGAACGCGTGGTGTTTTCACACTGACCAAGTGACTGAGAAAGTGTCAGGACGTCAGTGGGCTGAAGCGACTGTAGCTCATAAATCAAGTAACGCAGCTTCTCGACGCTCTTAGACCTTTTCTTGTTTCTTGAATCGATCTCACAGACAGCTCTATAGAGTGCTTCTCGCGCAGCAGCTGTTGAGCTATATCTGTCGGAGTGCCTAACTCCAGAAGACGGAGAAGAAAAGCCTTTGACTCCGGCGTGAGCTTGTTTGCGGGATTGTTTACGAGACATAAATGGTAGGGGTTGATACAGAGTTTATTAGAGCACTTGGAACTCACACAGTGCCCAAAAGGCACAGTTTTCTTCCAAAAGTGCTCATAGACACGTCTCCTTAGCCTGGGGTTTGGCTTTGTGAGGTCGTCTCTGAGTACACACTCTGTTTCTGAGAGGGTGTTACGAGTTCGATTTAACCAGGCGTCGAGGCGCTGCCACTTAGTGGAAGCTGCCCTGAACTCACCTCTGCAAACCTCGCAAGCAGCAAGGTCACGAGGAAGTTCAACTCGCGGGTAATCCACCAATCGCATCAGGAAAGGAGCCGATCTACCGCAACGACACGTCCATAGGACCGCAGTGCTGAAGAAAGAAACATCCCAGTGACCAAGGGTCTCGGTCTTTGTGGGCGGTTCAAGAGGCTGCTCTACAAGAGGAGGGTCGAGAAGGTGGAAATTTTCCATCGCTCTGATTGAGCGCTGGGTCAAGTGAATGTCGATACTCATGCCAGCACTATAGCAGAAATGCTTTCAAGTGCACAGAGCGCACAGAAGGGTAGGTATCCTCAAAAGTCCTTAGAAAAAGAACTTTTTGTATGAAGCTGCTTTTACCGCCAAATTTCGCCTGCTAGCGGATTGTATCTTTGCGCGATAGGCGAAAATTGAAGCAAAATCCCGAACTTTACCTAATACTATTATTTAATACGTATATAAATATCAGTACTAAGCGAAATTTAAGGGTAAAAATCTAGCGTGTAGAAAAACTTTTTGCGATTGATCTCTCGTAAAGCACTCGTGGAAGTGCGATGTAATTCGTGATGTTCTAGTATTCAGGAAATGACTTTAGACTCATGCTTGGACCAGCTGTTCAACTAGAGCAAGGAACCTCTTGGCAGAAACTCAAAGAACGTTCTGCTAGATTAGGAATTCCAGCTTGGAAATTAGCCGAAGAGCAGGCATTTCACAGTAAGGAAAAGAAAAAAGAGTCTCGAAAGAGTTAAACTTATAAAAGGAGGTTCTATACCTATATGCAGCCCGCAGAGCAGAACATACCTCCTTGTCCTTTACATGGGGCACCTCCCAGGGCACTTCACGAGCATAATTTCTTCGGTATCGTTACCGTTATTGAAGAACTGATCACTACGGTTTCCGGTGTGGGCACTACTTCTTTCTCTCGTTGCCCTTACGGGTATCCAAGCAATTTCGAAGGAATTGTAAGAGCGCTTGAGGATCTAAACCTTACTGTTAGTGGTATTCAAGGTGGAGGCAGCTCGCCAGTAATTACATCAGGTGTTGCAACCGGATCTGGCTTATATGCTTCGATTAGCGGAGATTTGATTCTCTTCAACTTAGACGCACGCGCCGAAGGTTCTGTCACTCTTAGCTACGACGGAAATACTGCTGTTATTAGTGGAACTGAAAGCACAGGCGGAGGTGGTGGTGCGAGCGTTACTGTTTCTGGTGAGCCTGGTACTGGTTACTCAGCAGGTGATCTTTGGTTTGATACAAATGAAGGTCGTTTGTTTGTCTATGCGTCAGGCAACGATATAGCTAACCCTGATTGGTATCAGACAAATGCCGAAGCTATCGCTCTTATGAGCGACCTACCTCCTTCTGGTGCTGGTGTTAATGCTCCTGCTCGTCACGGAAGCATCTGGTTTAATCAGCTCGTGGGCTCGCTGTTTGTTTACGACTCGACCACCAGTGGTTGGTACGAGACTGGTCCTCAGCGAAGTGTTGCTTACGGCTCTGCTCCCCCGAGTCCTCCTGTCGCGGGCGCTGGTTGGTACGACACCATTGATTCAGCACTTAAAGTTTGGAATGGCACTTCCTGGATTAGCACCTAATATCAGGACGTTAATTTCAAACTCATGGCTGCCAAGAACGGTAACTACATCGCTTCGCGTCCTAAGACGACTTGTCAAGGTCAAGGCACTAACTCGCGCCCTAAACGCCGAGGCAAGAAAAAATTGAGAGGCCAAGGACGCTAAAGTTATAGTAAACAGTAAATAAAAATGGCGATCGTCAGTCTTGTTGCAGGTGCAAGTATTACTGCTGGAGAAGCAGTAATTATTAACACCTCCGGTCTCGCCTTAAGAGCCCAGGCTGACGGTGATAATTTTCAACTAGCTTCTGTGGCAGGTGTTGCTCAGGACACTGTCACAGAAGGTCAGAGTTTTAGATGTAACGTTGATTCTGTGTCGGAAGTACCGGGCGGAACTTTTACACCAGGTACAAAACTATATTTACATCCTTTTAATGACGGTGAATTAGTCGAGTACGATGTTTTTGCTTCTGGTATTGAGCAGGTCGTTACAGGTGGTCTTTATTTAACTCAAATAGGCACAGCTTTAACCGAGACTCGTGTCGCTGTTGAGTTAAAAAGACCGATTTTTATTAACAGCGGAGCCTCCATTCTTCTTATGGAGACTGCATCTGGTCTTGTTGTTGATGCTATCCTAGATGAAGATGGCTTTAGAATCGATAAAGAGGATGCTTTCTAATTATGACTAGCCAGAAGATATCACAATTTCCCTCTCAAACGACCGTAGCGTCGGGAGATATTCTGGCGCTTGTCACTGTTTCGGGAAGCAGTTTTGATAACAAGCGTATTGGCATTGACGTATTAGATAACAGATATCACGCTTCTGCCTCTGGTGGCGCTGCGCTCGAAATTGCTGTGGAAGCGCTTGCTTCTGGTAACGCAGCACTTGTCGATTCTTCTGAAGCACTTGCATCAGGAAACGCCGCTTTAGAAGACGTAGTCCCTGCACTTGCGTCTGGAAACGCAGCTCTCACTGACGCTGCCGAAGCTCTAGCTTCTGGCAATGCTGCTCTCACGGATGTTGTTGCCGCTCAAGCTTCTGGTAACGCTGCTTTAACCGACTTAACTGGTAAATACAATACGACCGGCGGCCCTATTACAGGAACTGTAACTATTCAAGATCAGTCGATTGGTACAGTCGGTAATCAAGGTGTTCGTAACGGTACAATCACTTTAGATTTTGGTTCAGCTAATAATTTTGAATTTACTCTCGATGGCACCTCCACTTTAGGTGTACCTACAAACGCCAGTGGCGGACAATGTGGAGCTATTACTGTTCGCCAAGACAGTACGGGCTCTAGGACTTTGGCTTATAACGCGGTATTTAACTTTACTGAAGGGACCGCACCGACTTTAACTACTGCTGCGAGCGGGGTTGATGTAATCACGTTCTATGTTTCGTCTCCAACTGAGATTCAGAGTGTCGCCATCTTAAATCTGTCATGATTCCAGGCCAGTCTCAACAGTTTTTTGAGGGAGCAGCTTCTGCTCTTGGCGGTTCGCACCAAATAGACCGTAGCTTGCGGTTTAACGCAGCAAATACTCCTTCGCTGAATCGTACTCCTTCGTCTCAAAGTAATACAAAAACCTGGACTTACAGTTGTTGGGTTAAAAGGTATAACCCTAATGCAGGTAGTCTTGCTTTTCTTTTAAATGCAGGCACTAGCACTTATTTTCAAATTTATTTTTCAGCAGATGGTTTTTATGTACAGAACAATAGTTTTTATGTACAACTTTCGAGAAAATTTAGAGATGTATCAGCTTGGTATCACATTGTAATTGTTGTTGATACACCTCAAGCTTCTGCTTCTGACAGATTAAAAATTTACGTTAACGGAGAATTGCAAACTGAATTTGCAGTTGACCAACGTTCTTCTTTTACTCAAGACACTACAACAACGATCAACTCTACAGATACGCATAAAATAGGTGCTCAAACAGGAGGAGCCCAGCACACCAATGTATATCTAGCTGAAGCACAGCTGGTTGACGGCACTGCATTGGCTGCTTCTGATTTTGGACAAACAGACGCCAACGGCGTGTGGCAACCCAAAGAATATTCTGGATCATATGGTACAAATGGTTTTTATCTAAAATTTGCAGACAACAGCAGCGATGCTGCACTCGGTACAGATAGCAGCGGCAATGGACATACGTTCACGGTTACTGGTATTAACGCAGTCGATAAAGCAACAACCGAAGTAACTGCAGCGTGGGCAGGCTATGTCGGATCTTGGTCAACTACCGACACCTGGGCTTCTCTGTCAGAGGCGTCTTCATTCGGAAACAACGGTGGAACTAAAGGTTATTCAGGTACAACAGAATCTTGGGCTGGTGATAAATCTATTACCACTGGTGATTTCGGTTCAAGTAATCGTGGAGGTAATGGTTGGGCAGTAAGATACCCATCTACAACAACAATTACTATTGACCCTGGAGCGCAGGGTTCTCTTACAGATCTTGTTGTTTGTCCAGACGAATCAACGGATATAGCTAACGGTACTTCTGTTACAACTTATCCTGCAACAGTAACTGGTCAAGTTTTCTGGTTGCGTTACACAGGTAGCGGGTATCCAGCCATAGACGCTCTTGGAACTATAACTAACCCAGGGGCACAAACTGCTGACAGCTTAATTGACACGCCCACCAACTATTCAGCAGATACCGGCAACAACGGTGGAAACTATGCGACGTGGAATATTCTTGATATAGATGCAAGTATCACTATTAGTAACGGCAGTTTAGATCTTCTTGGAAATTCAGACTGTAGAACGCGTGCAACACTTGGGATGCCGAGTGGACAGTGGTACTGGGAATGCACTATTGGTGACGTTCCTGAATCCAATCATGTAGGTGTTTGGGCAACTCAAGTAGCATTGACTAATGATGCTTATAGAGTAATTTATCGCGGCGACGGTTTAAATGTCGTAGGTGGCTCAATACAACCATCTGTTGCTGCTGTTACAACAGGTGATGTTGTTGGAATGACATTTGATGCCGCAACACGTGAATTTAAGCTTTACAAAAATAACTCATTACTGCTGACATTAACGGCTCCAGCTTTGCCCGACGGTTCAGTTTATACACCTGCATCAATTATGGCAGGCACGAACTCTACTTTGGTTGCTAACTTCGGCCAGCGCCCATTTGCGTACACGCCACCAACAGGTTTTATCAGTCTCTGCACGGCTAATTTCAGCGACCCAACGATTGCCGACGGCTCATCCGAAATGAGCGCAACTTTGTATTCTGGAGATGGAACAAATGGCCGCGCTATAACTACTGGTCACGGCTCAGATTTAGTTTGGATTAAAGCAAGAAATCAGACAGATGGTCACAACTTGTTTGACATATTGCGTGGAGTTACGAAGGTAGTTAAGAGCAATAGCACTGCCTCAGAACTTACTGAAAGTAATTCGCTTACTGCGTTCGATTCGAGTGGTTTTACCGTTGGGGATAACGCTTCTAACGCACAAGTTAACCAGAGCGGTTTTAATTATGTTGCCTGGTCCTGGGATGGTGGGACGTCAACAGCCAGTAACACTGACGGTACAATTACGACAAGTGTAAGGGCTAACACCTCTGCAGGTTTTAGTATTATTAGTTATACAGGAAATGGGACAATAGGTGCAACTATAGGTCATGGATTAGGTGCTACTCCAGAGTTTTTAATATTCAAAAATAGAGACGATGTTCTTTCTTGGTATTGTTATCACGTAGTTAACGGAGAAACTAAAGTTCAGTACCTTAATAGCGATATCGCCGCTACGACAAACGATTTCTTAAATAACACTGCGCCTACTAGTTCTGTTATTACTCTGAAAAATACAGCTGAGGTTAACGCCAACACACAAGATATAATTTGCTACGCGTGGACCTCCGTTTCCGGTTATTCAAGTTTTGGTAGTTATCTTGGTACTGGAAATTCAAGCACAGGCCGATACGTATATACCGGATTCCGCCCAGCTCTAATAATTTTCAAAGCTGCTAGCACCACCAGTTCTTGGAATATATTCGACACCGCTAGGGCTCCTTACAATGTTGTCCAAAATGGTTTATTAGCCGATAGCGCAAATGCCGAGTTTACTGGGACTGATCGATGCGATATTCTCTCAAACGGCTTTAGGTTAAGAGCAGGGGCGGCTGAGCCGAATGTGAGCGGAGTTACTTACGTATATATGGCTTGGGCTGAGCATCCTTTCAAAACGGCTCGTGCGCGGTAACGTTGTATTTACCAGTTATACTTAATTTAGAAAAGTACTGAAGTCGCCGTGTTAGTTCTTGACGGAAAAACACTAGTTTATGACCGTCCGTTTTCGCACGACGGTATCAATTACCCAGCAAACTGGCTTCGTTTAACTACTCTGGCTGAAAAAGAAGCCATTGGTATTGAGGAAGTTCCCGATCCTGTAGTTCCTACTTACGACCAACGTTTCTATTGGGGTCCAGGACTTCCGAAAGATCTGGATGATTTAAAACCACTGTGGGTTAAAAACACAAAAGAAACAGCTAATAATCTTCTTAAACCGTCAGACTGGTACGCCATTCGTAAGGCTGACACGAACGAAGCGATGCCTGCTGCCTGGTCTGACTGGCGGCAAAGCATCCGTGAGGCAGCAAAAGCGAAGGTCGCGATGATCGAGCTTCAAACTGATGTTGATTCTTTAGCTGGCTACATCACCATTTCTACTGGCGCTGAGAGTGATTATTCATTTTGGCCTGCTGACCCTGATCAACCTGTTGTGGAACCGCCTGAAGAGGAAGTAGATCCTGAATTTGGCGTTGAACCTCCGGTTGACGGAACTACCTCTGCTGGTGAAGTCGTTTCAGGCGGTCTTTCTGATGGTTCTGGTGACGACGTCGTTACTTTTTGAGGGGTAAATCGTGTCAAACCGATCTATTTTTAACAGGCGTTATACGTCTTACCAACCAGCAGGTACTCAGGTTTGGTTAGTCAACGGTGCTGGTATTTCTTCACAGCTAAATCCAACATTTGACTTCGAACTTGGTGAAAATCTTGACTCTGGCTCAGTCGTATATGTCAGTGGTTCTCTAATCTTTGCTGCCTCTGCTGCATCGGGAACTATTGCTGACGCTGCTTACGCTGTCGGTATCACCACTCTTTCTGGTAACGCAGGTGCAACAGTCCCTGTTGTTACTGATGAAGTTGCTACTGTCGATAGTCAAAATATTACGCATCAAAGCACTTTAACTCCAGGACGTTATTACTATTTGTCGAATGTCCCTGGACAAGTAACTCTTACAGAGCCTTCAGGTATTACTGTTTCTGGAGGGTTCCAAGCCTCGACACTCGTGGGCATGGCACTTACTCAGTCAGATATTCACTTAGAAATCGACGGTCCTGTTTTCTTAACTCCCTGAGTTAGACTGTAATTAAAATATTGAGTCATGGCAGATCGTCAGCCTATTGTTTTAGTCAGCGGCGCTTTTGCTGAGTTGCCTCCTGGTGACGCGATTCTGGGAGCAAGTGTAACTCTTGTAGATAACCCAAGTGGTTTATATCTTGTTGGTTCAGAACTTGGATATGACGGCACCGCGATCACAGCGCTTGCTTCCGGAAATGCTGCTCTTGCGGATGTAGCTGGCGCTTCTGCTTCGGGAAATGCAGCTCTTGCCGATGCTGCAGAGGCTC